ACAGGTCCCCAAACTACATATGTGGTTGTGGAATACACAGGTATTGATACTCCCTTAATTGTACATTGGGCAAATTATCGAATGTTCAGTATTTACGGTGTATCAGATACAGGAATGATTGAGAGCCTACAAAACGCCCTAAACAATAGAGAGACACAGATAAATGATGTTCTTGATAAACATGCTGATCCAGCGATGTACGGACCTGACTCATTTACGGATAATAATGGAAATCTGACGATGAGTGGAGGTGGTGGACGTTATTTCCCCGTAGGAAGTGCAGATCAAGCTCCAGGATACCTTGTTTGGAACTCGCATCTTGATGAGGGTTCAAAAGAGATAGCAAGAATATACGAGTCTATTTGTCAGAACACAGAGACTTCACCAGCCCTAATGGGGATGGACTCAGGGGGGATCGAATCCGGCAGGGCGTTGATGTATAAGTTGATACGATCACTTGCTATGAAAACCCGAAAACAGGCATACATGAATCAGGCCATAAAGGACATTGTAGAGATTGCTCAGAAACTTCAAATTGTGTGGGGTGAAAGCGATAATGTGATAGTTGACCAAGACCCTCAGACTGATTGGGAAGAGTTACCAGTACCAAATATAAACGTTCAATCTGCTCTTCCAACAGATGATCAAGAAGTCATAAATCAGGTTGCTATTCTTGTTGTTAATAATATCATAGACAAGGAAACAGCCCTTTCAATCGTTGAAAAGTACTTTGATGAAATCGAGCCTGAAGAGGTGAAAAAACGTTTAAATGCCGAAGGTAAGAAAGTTGAGGATGCTGAAAATAAGAAGATGAAAGAGCTTTTCAAAAACGCTCCTGATGACTTCAGTAATGACGATGACAAAGAAGACGAAATAGACCTAAAAAAGAAAAAATAAATGAAATCAATAACCAAGCCCCGGAAACGCTCTCAGGAAGTGCGTTTTTTCAACAGGGTGTATAAACTTACATTTTTGGTTACAGGTGTAAATCCGGTAGCGGAGGGGAGAAGGTTCGAACGGAAAACTAATAAGATAATATATGGTGATTTCGGGGGACTCGCTAAGGCTGAAGAAGTAACACGAAGACTGAATAAGCTCGATAAACTTGATGAGACTTACGGAAGAAGATTGCAGAGATTTTTCACTGTACTCTCTTGGTTCAGCTATTTCTCAGGCCGAAAAAGAGCTGTAAAGGAATTAGGACCTTGGCTTAAAAAGGGCGATGACAAAATGAAACGAATAAACAAACAATTGGAGAAGATTCAAAATGGTGAAGGCAAAGCTGGAACTGAATAGAGTTGGTATTGTAACGTTTGTTTTAATTACCGGACATACGGAGGAATTATCCTGTGCCGGATTATCAATCCTTGTAAAGACATATGCCGCTATAGTAGATAATAACAGCAAAGCTAATTTTCATTTCTCAAAAGAAACTGGTGTTTCATACATTCATATACGCAGAACTAAACTATTAAAGACGTTCTTTCTCAGGGGTTGCTCGCTGTTCTTTCTCAGTGGAATAATGGCGTTGAAAACATTTAATCCAAGAGGTATTATGCTGTTTATAGAAGGTAAAGAGTGGCAAGCCCAGGACTAAATATCAATGGTTTAAATAGAACTATTCAAGAATCCATCGAACTTATGAAGAGCTTTAATGCTTCCTATCTCAGAGATATGCACACATTGTTTCAGGCTGAAGAGGTGTTCAGACGAACCAATTGGCAAGCAATGGGCATCAAAGAGATGAAGAATACAATTAGAGCTTCAGTGGGAAACAGAGTAAATCAAACGGGCAAACTCAGGATTCTATGTAAAGACGGAAAAGTCAGAAATTATGACCCTGATAAATGGTCTGAAATGATGGCAAGAACACGTTCAAGAGACTTTCAAGAAATGGGACTTCATAATGAAATGAAAGAAGCCGGACTTGACCTTGTAATGGTTAGCATAGGTGGTTCCGGTGATATGTGCAAAGATTGGGAAGGACAGGTTCTTTCTATTTCAGGTGAAACTCCCGGATATGAGACTATTATGTCTGCCCGCTCAACTCATTTATTTCATCCAAATTGTGTTCATTCAACAAGCCCTTTTATAGTTGCCGGAGGTGATGAACAAGAGATTTACGGCAGAGACGGATTACCAAAACAGGCCATAGAGCAATTCAGGAATAATCCCAATTTACTACCTCGGGCAGTAGGAGCTTTAAACAGGCTCGGAGCGGTAAAGTTTCCAAAGATAATTGATGAATTTACAGAGCTGAGAGACGTTTTAAAGGAAGATGTATACAAAGGAGTATCTTTCAGTGAGAAAGATAAACGCTTAAATGTGTTTCCCAGTTATACAGACGATATGGCACGAATAAAGGCTCTTTCAGATAAATATGATTTACCAGTCAGTTTATGGACAGATGAACAACAAACTGCAATGATGAAGTTTCTTGAAAGAGTAGATTCAGAACTTCCCATGTTAGTACCGGATATAAAAATTGAGGCTTCAAGAATCTTTAAAGGGGGATTTACGGAGGCAAAATATATTGAATTTGAAAAAGTTTATGATAACCTTGTAAAAGACTACAGGAAGTATGGTGTCAAGCATCCAGAGTATTATCTTCAAGGTGGCGATGTAGTTAATTACAAAAATATAGCACAAAGACATTATAACTGGTCAGGACTTCCGGGAATGAATAGCACAGGCTTCACGAAATTCTCCATTGATCCGGTTGATTTTTTCAGGGGAAACCCCTCAGACAAAGTAAAGGAGGTTCTTGAAATCGCTCTTGACCCCAAAGAGAAACTTACCAGAGTTCGATTTTCAAAAGCCCCCACGGATGCCTACCATATAGCAAACTTGAATGATCATATAAAAGAGTTCCTACCTGATATGGATAAAAACTCTTTTCTTTCAAAAATTACTTCTGGGGACAAAGTATTTGCGAAAAAGGCTGTAAAAGAGTGGGATAAACGCACCCGCCAGTTCAGGGTAGCATACTCACGCCTTGAGATAGAAAGCGCCTTTGATACCCTTATTGCCCCGAACCTTCAAATGATGCGTTCAGAAATCGAAGAGGTAGCGAATAGGGTACTACTGACAAAGACAACGCCCTTAAAGACGTTCAATCAGAAGGGAATGGTCAACAGTTGGATGTCAAAGAAAGAAGCCTTTGAATTATGCCCTACAGGTGATGCCGCCGCCCTTGCTAAAGCAGGTGACAGTTTCGATTTGACTCCCAATCAAAAAGCTATATACGGAGATATCGACGGATGGAAAAGCAGTTCAAGAGGATACAGACAGGCCGAAAGGAAACTTTGGGGTGATCCAACTTTTATGGATCATGTAGATGATTTTTATACGGACGGTACAAAAAGACTTAATGCCTTTATTGAGACTTCAGAAAAATATGTCGGTCCGGCTTCAAGAGGTGTAAACAGTGTAAGCAGTTTGAAGACACTTACTCCCGGGCAGGTGTGGGAAGACTGGGCTGTGTCAAGTTACAGCCACGGAATGGTTCCGGCATTTTCAAGTGAGCCACAGTGGATAATCATTGAAAAGAGTACAAAGGCCGCTAATATTCAGTATATTACACCATCTCACAACGGAGAAAGAGAAGTCTTAATGCCAAGACAAAAGCTGAAGTTTATAAAGCAAGAAGTTGTTAGTGGACATACAAATTACTTCTTTGAAGAAATCAATTAAAATAGTATATTATATGAATAAGGGGAAATAATGGTGAAGAAAGAAAAGACTGTTTCTAAAGAGGTTACAGAAGAGCTTGGAAAAGCCTTTGATAAGAGGATGAGGAATGCCCCGAAAGGTTTTCTTCCTCCTGAAAAGCCGAAAAAGGGAGAGACAAAAACAGCGTTTTGGATACGAGTTAATGAGTATATAAAGTGGTTTGAAAACAAAGAGAAGGTGAAGAAAAACCGAAAGAAGGGTACGCCTCCATTGATTCCAAATACAGACGTATACCCAAGTTAATATGAAAGAAAATATAAAACCATTTCCTGATAAGAAATACCAAATTATATACGCTGACCCACCGTGGAGATATAATTTTTCTTCTACTAAAAATAGGAAAATAGAAAATCATTACCAAACTATGACCCTTGAAGGTATTAAAAAATTACAAGTTCCAGCAGATGAGAATTGTATTTTATATTTATGGTCAACTTCTCCAAAACTTTTAGACGCTTTGGAAGTGATGAAATCTTGGGGATTTACATATAAAAGTCAGGCCGTATGGGATAAGGAAATAATTGGGATGGGTTATTGGTGGAGGGGACAACATGAAACTCTTTTGATTGGCACTAAAGGGAAAATATCACCTCCTGAACAAAGCCACAGAATAAGCTCTGTTTATAGAGAAAGGAGAGGAAAACACAGCAAAAAGCCCTCATTTTATAAAGAGTTTATTAGCAAGGCGTTTCCTAATTACAGTAAAATAGAATTATTTGCTCGTCAAAAAACAAACGGTTGGGATGTATGGGGTAACGAAGTATGAAATCAAACAATCAATCAGCCATAATAACATTCGGTGTACCAAGGTCAGGTACAACACTAATAAGTAACATGTTCCAACAGGGTTCAGGCTACTTTTATCAGAAACTTGCCGAGGGGAGTAGGCTTCATCCCATTAAAAGTGAAATAGGACTATTTGATATTCTCGTTTTTTTACGTGAAAATCATGTCCATTTAGTACGGACAATTCGGCATCCCGTTGACGTTGCTTCCAGTTGGGTTATTCTTGACAAAGATATAACTATAGATAAAATAATACATAGTTATAGAAGAGAATCATTGAGTTTTTGGGAGCAGATGCCTAAATTACAGGCTATGGATAAACGTGCTGGATTCTCAGTTTCTATGATCAGTTACGAAGGAATGAGAAAGGTTGAAGACCGAAATAAGATTTTTAGAGCCATAGGTAAAACAGTCCCGAAAAAGAATAAGAAAGTTTGGAATAAGTACATGGAAAAGGTGTGGAATAAGCATCCCGTAAGAGCTGGAAGACTAAGCAATGCCCTTACAGATCAAAGAACAATACCGGATTATTGGATAGAGAGGATTCTTGACGAATTAGGGGACGTTATTTTGAGAGAGAATCTACAGAACGAAAGTCAAATAGTTTGATACTAAATAGGAGAGAAATAATGAATTACAAAGCTGAAAAAGCTGTTGAGTACGCAGTAAAGAAATCCAATCAAACCATGTTAGGCGCACAACAGGTCCCCGAGGACCCGGATGCTGAGTTTTTAATGAACGGAATGGATTCACTCGCTTTGACTACTCTTGTGGGAATGGTAGAATTGGAGCTTGAGGCTGAATTCTGTAAACCAGTATCACTCGCTAATGATAAGGCGTTCGCCAATGGCAAGAATCCTTTCAGGACCTTGAACACGCTGATTGAGTACGCCGAGGAAGTTATAAATGAGGAAGACAAGTAAGCAACGAGACTACAAAAAAGAGTATAAAACCTATCATGGAAAGCCCGATCAAATAAAGAACAGGGCGAAACGGAACAAAGCCCGAAAAGGTTTGGGCTTAAAGGTTGGTGATAAACGAGAAGCCGACCATATAAAGCCCTTGTCAAAGGGTGGCAGTAACGGAAAGAAAAACTTGAGGGCAGTTTCCAGAACAACAAACAGGAAAAAGGGACGAAAATGATAATTTTAATAACGGGAGCGAGTAGTGGAATTGGAGAGGCTCTTTCAGAGTTCTTTTCAGTGAGGAATCACACAATAATTGGTTGTTCTCGGAACATAGAAACGGATATAAAGTTTGATGAAGCATACAAGTGTGATATCACAGACGAATATTCCGTAAAACGTATGTTTATGGGAATCAGAAAAGAGTTTGGACATATTGATGTTCTGATAAATTGTGCCGGAATAGCAAGTATGAATCATATCGCCACAACTCCTATTGATACTTTCAGACGTATAATGGAAACAAACTTTATTGGAACGGTAATAATGACCCGTGAAGCTGTAAAAAACATGTTGGAAAGTGGACGAATAATAAACTTTTCTACAGTTGCTGTGGACTTAAATCTTGAGGGAGAAGCGGCCTATGTTGCGAGTAAAGCCGCTGTTGAAGCCTTTACAAAAGTTGCGGCAAAAGAGTTTGCTCACAGAGATATCACAGTCAATGCTATTTCTCCCGGTCCGGTTATGGGTTCAGGACTTATCAAAAACCTTTCAGCCGACAAAATAGAGAAAATTATCAGTCATCAAGCTATTAAAGATTCTACAGTATATGCAGAAATTGCTGATGTAGTTTCTTTTTTTATGAAAGACAGCAGTTCCGCAATTACGGGACAGATAATAAAATTAGGGGGACCATGAACACACAAATAGAGAGACTTTATAACAACATTAAAGATTACGGTGACTCCATCTACTTATTCGATGGTGATAATCGGTACAGTTACACAGGACTTATTTATGCTGTATCAAAACATGAACGTATCTTAATTGAAAATGGAGTAATCACAGGTGATGTTATTGCTCTTATAGGGGAGTTTAATAACTCTTCGATTTCCTTATTACTTGCTTTGCTCGATATGGGCTGTATTGTTATGCCAGTATCAAGTGATGATACTAAAAGCGCACTAATAGCAACACAGGTTGAAAAAGTAATTAACGCCAGTACTTTAAAAGTTAATGATTTTATAGGGGTACGAAAAGACAAACATGAATTATACAAATCCCTTATTGAAAAAGGCCACGGGGGAATTGTTCTTATGTCTTCCGGTTCTTCAGGAATCCCAAAAGTTGTAGTACATGATGCTGAGGATTTTCTTGGTAAGTACACGTATTCTAAATCCCTGAAAACAGTTGGGTTTCTTCTATTTGATCACATAGGTGGATTGAACACGTTGTTTTATACCCTATTTGGCGGGGGTTCTCTTGTCACTATTCCGAATCATAAAGTATCCACAGTCTTGAAAGCTGTGAATCAGCATAACATTGAACTTCTTCCTACCACCCCCACATTTATTCATATTATGTTATTGAGCGGGGCATGTAAGAATTATGATTTATCATCCTTGAAGTATGTTTCATATGGTACAGAACCAATGCCTCAGCACGTTCTTGACCGCCTATCTGAAGAATTGCCTGAAGCCGAAATCAAGCAAACTTACGGATTATCAGAAACAGGGATTCTTTCGACGAAATCAAAAGAAAGAAATAGTCTACTATTGAAGTTGAAGCCGGATGAGTATAGGATAAAAGATAATATACTATGGCTAAAGACAAAGACAAGCATGGTTGGATATTTGAATGCTGAAAGCCCCATTGATGAAGACGGATTTTTTAACACTCAGGATAGGGTTCATGTCGAAGGGGACTATATACGGATATTAGGGAAAGAGAGCGATTCAATAAACGTAGGAGGAATCAAAGTTGCCCCGATAGAAGTAGAAAGCGTTATTATGTCGCACCCTGATGTAAAAGATTGTGTTGCTTACGGAGAACCAAACTCGTTAATGGGTAGTGTTGTCTGTGCCAAGGTTGTAGGAGAGGTTGATTTGTTATCTATAAGAGATTATTGTAAAGGGAAGTTAAACCGCTATACAATACCGACAAAAATACGTATAGTGGATGTTATAAATCATACAGAAAGATTCAAAAAGGTGAGAAAAGGTTAATGAGAGGAAACGGAATACATTGCGGAAGTACAACAGTTATTAGAAAGCATGTTGATATAGGTGATTATGTAAGCATCGGAGAGTTTTGCGAGCTTGGTGTACCTTCTTCAAAAGAATGTCTTCCACTATGTATAAACAAAGAATCCATTATAAGAAGTCACTCAGTATTGTATGAGGGTTCAGTTCTCGGAGAGAAAGTAAGTACAGGGCATCATGTCCTGATTAGAGAAAATACCACTATAGGGGATGGTTCTCAGATAGGAAGTTCTACCATTATAGAGGGTAATGCAATAATAAGAGATTATGTGCGGATACAGAGCGGTTGCCAGATTTCTCCCAGTACTCAAATAGGGAGTTATACATGGATTTTTCCGGCTGTTCAGTTCACCAATGACCCGATGCCACCTTCAAGTATAGTAAGTGGCATTATAGTCGAAGATATGGTTGTGATTGGAACCAAAGTTTTGATATTGCCGGGAGTGCGGCTTGGAATGGGATGTTTCGTAACCGCAGGAAGCGTGGTTAAAGAAAACGTTGAGCCTTGTATGGTGGTGGGGGGCAACCCTGCTAAACCTTTATTTCCAGTGAGTAAATTATTCAAAGACACTATTTATTTTGTTGATTGGCCTATACGTCACAGAAATGCGTATCCACAGAAAACGTGGGACAGACTCAAAGAACTTACGATAGAAAGAAATCGTATACTTGACAATATGTGACAACACCCTTATGGTGTTAATAGGAGATTATGAATATGTCAGCAGAAAGTATAAGACCTTATGACCTGCTTGACCTTAGATGGTTCGGGGATGACGACCACAAAGACACAGACGAAACTGAAACTGTTGACGACAAGGATGTCATTGAAGACACAGAAGTTGACGAAGTGTTACCAGACCAGATTGAGGTTAATGTAGATGAGATTGAAGACGCAAAAGAATTACGTTTAATTATAAAACAGCTTAACGACGAAAAAAATAACCTTTCCGTATCCAATAAAAAAGTAGCATCAATAGCCCGGGAACGGCTTCATGAAATCATGGAGAAAAAGGCGAAGATGAAAGAGATTCAGGATAAAGACGATAAAGACAAACTGGATCAGCTAAAGGAAAAAGAAGAGTTTAAAAAGGTTCTTGAAGAAGTTGAACCGAAATATGATGTGTTGAAAAAGGATGCCGCAAAAACACTCATTTATTTTTCGGAACGTTTTGAAACACTTAAAGAAACCTTACCAGAAGAATATCATGACCTGATTCCAGCGGGGGATATTCGTGACCAAATAACATGGCTACAAAAGTTTCAGGAGTCTGTTACTTCCAAACTGAACGCTGATGGCTCCGGCGAAGGCTCGGATAAATCTACAGTGCCTGAGAAGAAACCGAATGTTGGAGGAAAGGACAAACCGCCAGATAAGACCGAAACCAGACCTGATGTTCGCAGGATTGAAGATCAAATAGCAAACTGTAAGAATCAGGAAGAGCTTGAAGCCTTGCTTCAGGGCTACCAGCCCGCGAAGTAATACGCCGAAGAAAACCGGCAACGATTACAGGGATGAAAAATCATCCTTGGTATGAAAAAACTATACTACATTATAGGAATTAAACAATGGCTATTACTGACACTGGTTCATTGACTGGTCTTGTTCAAACCGCATATTCGAAAGCGGTTGAGTTTGCCTTTCAGCCTAAGTTGTACTTTTCTCAGTTCGCACAGAGCAAGAAATGGGAAAGTTCTGCCGGGGACCCTATGCCCGGAAACACGGTAACTTTTACCATCTTCAACGCTCTCTCAACAGCAACGGGCGCTCTCAATGAGACTGCTGATCCAACTGCCGGAACTCTCGGCAAAACTCAGAAATCTGTTACCATGTATGAATATGGTAAACTCGTTACTTCGTCCCGAAAACTGCGGACACTTTCTTTCGCCAATATCGACCTCGCAATTGGTCGTGTGGTTGGTGACAATATGGGCCACTCGGTTGACCTTATTGCTCGTGCCGCTTGGGATGCTTCTACCGCATCGACGTATGTAAACTACGCCTCCGGTTCTGCGGCATCATCTGTTCTTTCCACCTCGATTATAACTGCTGATGACGTAAGGCTTGCTCGTAACAGACTTGCCCGTAACAACGTCCCTCAGCCGGATGGTAGATTTTATGTTGCCATCGCTCACCCTGACGTAATCCATGACCTTCGTGCCGAAACTGGAAACGGTTCTTGGCGACAGCCGAAAGAGTACGTTGACCCGGGCGAGATTTACAATGGTGAAATCGGGGAATTTGAAGGCTTCCGATTCGTTGAAACGACCAATGCACAGCTTCAGTCCGATGGTGCATCGGGTACAGTTGACCTGTACACTTCGTATTTCCTCGGATTTCAGGCGTTGGCTTACGCAGAGGGCACCCCGCCAGCAATGGGGATTTCCGGTCCTTTCGACGCTATGCAGAGACTGATGAATGTTTACTGGTACGGCTTGTTTGGTTTTGGCGCTCTTCGTGCCGAAGCTCTGTACAAAGTTTACAGTTCAAGCTCTGTGGGTTCAAACAGCTAACAGACAATAATTGGATAAAGGGGGCAACATTGCCCCCTTTTCATTTCTACAAAATTATGGCATGGTTCAATGACAACGAAAAAAAGCAAAAAAGCAAAACAAAAAGAAGTTGAAGAGAAAGTAATTCAACTCCTAAAAAGACCCCCGGTTGTTTCCGGGGAAATAAGATTACCATTAAAGGAGAAAATAAATGGCAGATCAGCAACCGAATGACACACCAGTAATGAAGGTGAAAGAGACAGACATTCAAAATGTGCCGGAAGAGAGAGTTTCAATCAGTGTAGCGATGGTAGTAAAGAATGAGGAAGAAAGTCTTCAGCTTTGCTTTTTATCTTTTGCTGATATTGTGGATGAGATTATAGTTCTTGTTGATGACACCTCAACAGACAGGACCTTTGAAATTGCACAGCAGTTTTCTTCAAATGTTCAACACTTTCATTGGGAGAATGACTTTTCAAAAGCACGAAATCAGGCTATAGAACTTTGTACAAAAGATTATGTTCTTATTATGGACGGACATGAAATCCTTCATCCAAGTTCAAGAGGTGTTTTAATCGACATTCTCCGGCGTTTAAGTACGGGTGGCGACCTCGTTGGTACTGATATCTTCAGTGCGTATATTTATATGAATCCCGAATCCACCAGTGACGTTTCAAAAATGATTCCTGAAGTATGTTTTCTACAACCCCGCTTGTTTCGAAATATCCCTGAATTACGTTATAGAGGAAGAGTCCATAATTGGCTTGACCCTGAAAAAGCCCCCGGGATAAAACGTCCGGTTTTTGAACTTGTTATTGTTCACCAGAGAGCTTCAGAAAATGCAAAGGCACGAGTTGAACAGCGGAAAATCATGAACGTTGAAATGTTGAAGTTGGACATTGCTGAAGAGCCGGAAAATGCCAGACCTTATTTCTACCTTGCTCAGACCTATATGGAAATCAAGGAATACAAACAGGCTCTTATATGGTACAAAAAGTATCTGAAACTAAGTAAGTGGGACGCTGAGAAGGCGCAAGCCGCTCTTCAAATGGCGGCTATCTACGCCAATGAATACAAAGACATTCCAAAAGCTGTAGGAATCCTGAAACAAGCGATAGCGTGGGATTGGGAAAGAGCTGAATTATACATTATGTTGGGTGACGTAGCGTTTAGTGACGAAAAATGGTATGAGGCTGAACACTGGTACATGATGGCAAAGGACATGAGACACCCGATGAGTGGAATGTTTCTTCACGGTCCCGCATACTCATATCTGCCTTATAGTAAATTGGCGGGTGTTTATTCTCAGGTTCAGGAGTGGTTCGAAGCTATCAAGAACGCTGAAAAATCATTTGAACTTGGATGCCCGAATGAAGAGCTGAAAACAAAATTAACGGCATGGTATGAGATTCTCAAAGTTTCTCGTGATAGGAAAAACGTGATTATGTATGATCACACAATGCGTTATACATTTGTTAAAGAATTGAGACAGAGACTTATGGACACATACAATGTAGCGTGGGGTGTATCGTGGGACGGAAAAGGCGTTTATGATCCTGATTTCAGCCGATGGGCAAACGTTATTTGGATGGAATGGCTCTCTGAAGATGCTGTTAAAATGACGAAATACCCAAAGCCTAAAAATCAGGTTTGGATTTGTCGATTACACGGGTATGAATTGTACCGCCCCGAACGTCTTGATAAGATGGATTTCAGCCAGATTGATTGCCTCGTATTTGTTGCCGAACATATCAGACAGAAGTTCATGAATATCTACGGAGCAGGATTGCCTCCGAATCTCAGAACAGAAGTTATTTATAATGGTATAGAGACTAACAATTTTGCTTTCTCAAAGAGAGAACACAGCACGAAAAAGAACATTGGTGTTATAGGTGTATTTACCAATAAAAAGGGTACTGAACGGCTCGCCATGACAATTAGACATTTCCAGAAACACCACCCTGATTATAAGTTCTTATTGAGATTTGATGTTCCAAACGTTGCGAGTATGGAATGGTTCAGTTTTCAGCATGACATTCTCGATTGTGATAATTGGGAAATCGTTCCCCGGGTAGAGTCTATGGACGCTTGGATGGAAGATTTAAAGTTTGTTCTTTCAACTTCAAATATAGAGTCATTTTCCTACGTGGTCGCTGAGGGTATGGCAAAGGGAATAAAGCCCCTTGTATACAATTGGTTCGGAGCAAAAGACCTGTGGCCTGAAGAGGTTATTTGGAACGACTTTGAAGAACTTGATGCTTTGATTCACGGAAGTTATGATAGTGCTATGTATAGAGCATGGGTTGCAGAAAGATATCACATTGATATTCAGACCGAAAAAACCGTTGCTCTATTCGAAGAGTTAATGATTCAGAAGGGAGAATCACAACCAGAACTTGGGGCGACTCCCGCTGTTTTAGGTGGTACAAGACATGCAGAATAAAATATCAATATCAATACCATGTTATAACGAGAAGCCCGAATTACTTGAGAAATCAATTCTCTCTTGTCTGAATCAAACATATTCAGATATTGAAGTTCTTGTTGTAGATGACGGTTCAACTGATGAGGGAACACTTGAGATAATGCAGAAGTACAAAAAGGACACTGTGCTTCTGCGGAGAGAGAGAACTTCAAATATGCGTTCAGTGAGTGAGGCAAATAACCTCGCGCTTGAGAACGCTACAGGCGATTGGTGGCATCATGATGCCGCCGATTGTTGGCTTGAATCAACGTGGGCTGAAGAGTGTATGGAATTTATAAAGGGACGAGAAGACGAGGTTGGTGGAGTTCACACAGATTTTGTGACTCACCATTATGATGGACATGAGACTCATCATAATGTAAGAAACGTTTATGACCCTAAAACTACAACTTTTGAAAATTATAGACTGAAAGAATCCCTTGGCGGTTGGTTGTTCAGAATGGAAAACGCCAAAAAAGCCGGAACGTGGGACACAAGATTTCCCCGGAAACAGACACGGGAATGGACACTCAGAGTTTTGCAGTTCGCAGACCTTGTTTATTTACCCCGTGAATTGTGGCATTTTATATTTCATGAGCCAGACCAAATGAAACATAATGCTTCTATTAAATACCGGATTCTCGGAGATTTAAAAAACGGTTTTCCGGTGAAGGGAAATGTGGGTTGGGCGCTGAATGATAAACAGGCTACATATGCTATGATGGAAGCATTCAGGGCATTTTTTCAGGACCCCGAATGGAAGGCAGAAAGGACCTCTGGATATACGGCAAAGAAAATTGCTGAAGTCAAAACTGTTACAGATGAAGAGGCTTCAGAATTATGGCATGGGAAACTTTAAACCTAAGTACTATTGACGAATTAAAACGGAATCTACCAGCAATTGGTGAGGCTGAAATAAGTGATGCTAAACTGGTTGAGAACATAGAGCAAGCGGATAGGGTTATTTATGATGATCTCTCAAAAACGGTTGATTGGGACAATATAGAAGCCCTCACGGAAGTTCCAAGGACCCTAAATAGACTCTCTCAGTACCAAACAGTTGTTATAACGCTTATACGAGAATGGCGACATGATTCCGTAGCCATTACCCAAGATGACCTGTCAGGTAGTATCCTGAAATACTTTCAAGACCGCTATGATAATCTTATGGCACAAATTTCAAGTGGGGCTATCCAAATTCTTGACAGTGACAATGAATCACTTGAACTTGATGAAGTAAGGCAATTAGGACCCGGAAGAGTACTATGATTCGGGTTAGCGTTGACCTTAGACAGTGGAAAAAGGTCAGCGAAAAATTAGTAGATATCGTACAATACCCTGAAAAGTACAAAATATTTACACTATTTGTTCAGTTGTTTTTTCGGGCTTGGTGGGCTGAAACTTTCAGAAACGAAGGTGCGAGAAG